TCCGGCGATTGTTGGAAGTAGTTGTTTGCCGATTCCGAGTAGTGCGCTGCCGATTGCTGCTAATCCCATAGCAAAATAGCCCGGGGTTTTGCCCCGGGCTTCCCCCTTTCTTAGTGATGATCCACGAGACCCGGAACGCTGTACATAGGCATAGGTCTTACGGACGTATTGTCGATGACGGTATCTATGATAAACTGAGGCTCGTTGTCCACGGCCAGAGTCCTCTGAATTTCGGAGTCTCCCTCCTTCATCCATGCCTGACTCAGGGTCGGAACCTCCTTGTAGTTGTCGCCGTAGTGCCAGCTGTCCAGAGTTCCTTTTGCATTTGACCGGAACTTGCCGCTGATGCGGTTTGGTTTCATCCGGTACTCTGCCCAAGCTTCCTGATATCCAAAGGCTTGATTGTCGGTGCTCGTACCAGTGAGATACAGCTCCTTTTTCAGAATGGCCTGCTCGCCCAGATTTGCGAAGACGGGATAATAGAAATCCAGATTAGTCTTGCGGCTCCACATACGCTCCAAGCCCTGCTGGTAGGTATGGTCATGCCGGATACAACACACTCCGATAACATAGCCGTGCTCTTCGAAGCTCTTGGTGAACATGCTGCCATTGTACGGCGTAACACTTATTGCTGCGGTGTTGCCCTGCGGACTCTCTGTAGTCGTGCTGCTGGTCTGGATGACCTGACTCATGTTGATGGTGATACGCGTACCACCCAGATATTCCGGAATCTGTACAGTTTTGTCCGAAATCCTGGTGTGGAACAAACTGTAAATCATCTCGCGGTAGCGGCTGCCGCCTCGTGCCAGCTGTTCATAGTACTTCTGTACCTGGAATGCTTGCCTCAGCTGATTGATCGTTGCGGATGTTACTCTATCCATTCTTGCACCCAGGAACACTTCTTCTCCGGATGGTTTGGTTCCCATAACGCCGAGCGGGCTGTTTTCGTTTTTAAGATTTTCGATTAGCGCTGAAGTGCTTATATTTGTTCTTGTGGTTTCTTTGTATCCGAATATCGGAGCGTTTCCTTCTAATGGAAGTTGTACGCTGGGGCTTTTCTGAGGGGAAGGTAAAGCCGATGTGAAGTAGTCGTGGTATTTATTTACCGGCAGTGGTCTGCCGCCTGTGTATGCGTTCTTAAGGATATACTCAAGGTCAGGAGTTGTTGCGTCCATGCCCTTGGTTTCATCGTCCGTATAGTTTACGGTTGCGTCCGTGGTGCTGTTGATGGCCGGATTGTCCACGTTCTGGTCTCGGAACCACTCCTGCCAAATCATAGCGTAGGCTCTGAATGGCAGTGCATTAACGCTGAATGCACTATCAGCTCCTTTGCTCACCTTGGTAGGAATGCCCATGTAGTCCATGATGCTTCCTTCATAAGGTGCCGGCTTGTCGGCTGTGCCAGTTACTTTGACCTGTGGAATGGTGTACTCTTGAATTAGGGCCCACGGTCCAGAGTCGTTTTCACCCATAAAGCGCTTAAAGTGCTCCCAGAGGATACGGCACGGCACGCTGAAGTAGTAAATATCCATGTGGCAGTTGTCCATAACCGGGAAGATAGGGGTTGTCATACGGATAATTGCTGCTTGGTCGATGCTGAAGGTGTCGCCCGGGAGTACTTCATCTACATAGAACGGAATAAGCTGTCCAGCATTGAGCGTGAGCTTTACGTCCTGCCGCCGTTTGAAGCGACTTCGCGTAATGTCCAGTCGCGGAACTTGGTTAAACCCTGCGTCTTTGTTCCTGTTCATTCAGTGGTTTCCTCCTTTTTAGGCTCTTCAAGCTCTTCTTCCTGATAGATGCCCAGTTTTTTTGCCCAGTCGATAGTGCCAAAGCTTGCAACGAACTTGTCAACGTCATTATCAAACTTGAGCTTGATTTCCTTTGGGATTTCATCCCAGATTTGCTCTGCCCGGAGCATGATGTTCTGAAGTTCCATAAGATTCTCCGGCATCTCAGTTGCGTCCTGAAGCCCGCCACCTATGTCTGGCACCAGTCTAGCCGCAAGGTCAGGGTCGATGGATGTTCGGCGGATGATGTTTTCAAGCTTGGTCTCTTCTAGATAGCTGTCGATTTCCGCCTGCTGGTCGATGATTTGGTCAAGCGTCAGTACCTTTTCGCCCTTCTCGTTGAGCTGCCAAAGGTATGTCCGTCTGATGGTCTCTCCGGCCTCTGTGGGCTTTGCTGTTGCAGTCTCTCTGAAGTTACTTACCGAGCGATACGCCATCGTAGATGTTCTCCTTTTCGTTCTCAAACAGACCCGTTTTCTCGTCAAACTTTGCCAGCTTTACCAGCCGGTAGTCGCTCGGAGTCTTGCTCATGATGTTCCGTTCATCAGTCAGCGCGATTTTGAAATTGCGTTCGGCCACCTTGTTGTCACGTTCCGTGAAGATGGTGATATAGCCCATCACGCAGTTATCGAAAATTCCGTATACGTTCATATGGTTTTCTCCTTATTTAAACCATTCTTTGATGATGTCGATTGCGAAGACGATGAAGACAAAGCCTGCCGCAATGCACGCCATTGTTACTCCTGCGTATACTGTGCTCACAGCCGGATGCCCCCTCTCATTGCGCCGCCGCTAAGGTTAATGGCTTTGGTCTTGCGTGCGGTCTTGTTGTAGATTTTTGCGTCTTTGGATTTTCGCACTTTACTCCTCTTTGCCATGGTTGATGTCCCTCCTAAGAATTTCCAGCTCAATGTTGTTTGCTGCCGCCTTCTTGCGAAACACAAGGTCAACGTAATATTTTGCGTCTTCGATTGTTGCGGCCTTTCTGAGCATACTGTAAGTGGCGTCTATTGCCTTGTAGATTTTCGTCAATTCCCGCATAAGGTTCTCGTCGGTCTGGTCTCTTACATTCCAAGGTTTGTTCTCCATGTTAAGCCTCCGGATCGTTGCCTGTCACTGCATGGTAAATTTTGTCCAGCATTGCCAGGATTTTCTGAATGTTTTCAAACAGCGTCTTGATTTCTTGGAGAGTCAGGGCAGTTCACCTCTTTCATAAAGTTATTTTTGTATAAACAGAGTTTGTTGAACACATTTCTGCGCTGCTTGACTATTTACGTTATACCAAAGGAAAAAGGGTTTGTCAAGTTTCATTTACCGTGAAACAGCTTGCCGTGTATTTAACTTGGTATAGCGAGTATATGCCGGGATTTTTTTCTGCGTATTCTTTAAGCTTTTGTTTTGCGACTTTCGGTTCTTCCTTAAGCCATTGGACAATATTTATGTCTCCGTTTTCTTCAAATCTTTGAATCTCGTAGCAGTGTACCATGATATTCACCTTTCCTTTCTGTGATTTTATTGTACCATATTTTTAGAAAAAAGTCAAGATTTTTTCAAGATTTTTTGAAGAAATTTAGAAGAATTTTGCATTGAAGGTCATGCGCTAGGCGCGGTGCGCCGTACGAAGAGCATGACGTGACTTTCCGGCTAGCTGCCGAACTGCCTCTAGTTACATTTTCAACACTTTCAACACTTTCAACAGGTTTTCCACAAAAAGTTGCACAAATGGTTTTGTGCATATTGCTACACTTTCAACAATTCAACAAGTTATCCACAAAATTATCAACATTAAAATTAGCAAAAAAATATCGTTCCAAGGATGGAAATTCATAGTATTCAACATTTCAACACTCCCTACTACTACGACTACAACAAATAAATAATAATATAATAAAAATCGTGCGTGTACGTGCGCAATTATGCGCGCGTGCGCGCGCGTGTTGATAAACGTAAAAAACACTCAGCCAAGTATCTATACTTGATAGTTACTTGGCTGAGTGACACCAGAGCTAAAAAACGCCCTTTGCTTTAGACATCTTCTTCTTCATGATTGCTTCTTTATCGGCCAGTTGCTCGGCATACTGTTTGTCAGTTTCCATGTTTCTTTCGATTAGGGATGCGATGGCTTTTTCTTGCCGGTACTTTTTGATTCTCCACGCCTTTTCAGGATTTTCAGCTTCTAGTTTTCGCCAATAATACTCTGGAATGGCTGCTCTCTTGCCGTTTGTCAGCTGGATGTATCCCTGCTGCCAGAGTCGCTCCTGGTTTTCTTGAAACCATGTATCTCCAAGTCCTGGTTTTCGGCTCATCACGCAGAATGGCGGTATGAGCCCCATCTTCCTATACCTGTCTCTGTCGTTTCCGTATAGCTTCTTGGTCACATACCCAGCTACATAGTTGTACGTTTCCGGCGTTGCTTGAGCTATATCAACTGTGCCTTGCCCCCAGACTTTGACCAGTTTATCGCTCGTGTAGTGTCCAAACTTTGACAGTCTGTGAATCGGCTTTAAGTCGTCTGGATACCACCCGTAAAGTATCATGTGATAGTGTGGTCTTGAGGTGTTATCTCCGTACTCTCCTGCCAGAAAGTACCTGAGAGGCTCGTTGACGGCCTTTCTAAGCCTTTTTATGAATAACTGGACATCCTCTACGCTTAAAGTTTGCACCGTTCTGGGACGCTCTGAGGCGCCTCTCCATACGTTCACGCCTCCTTTGAAGATTTCCCCTGTTTTCGTGTCCTGTGTTGGCACATGGTCGTCATCATAGGTTAACGTGATAAACCAGATGCTTTTCTTGTTGTGGCCGTATGCTTCTAGCTCCATTCGTGTAGCCCAGTCTTTGCGTTTGCGTAGTTTGCATCCTGTGCATTGTCCGCACGGTATCATCATTACATCTTTGCGGCGCATCAGGTCTTCATACTTCATTTTGGTCTTATGTATCTCGTTAAAAGAAGCGAGCGAGTACACTCGCCCGCTCGCCTCCCTGTTATGAGGTACATAAAACCGGATTAACGGTTTATTGCATCCCATTTATTTAATTTTTCCTTTCCAAAATTCGACGTTTTTGCTTCCGATAAAGTCTCTTCCTGGTTTGTATTGGAGTTCATCTTTGGTCGGTTTTCTCCCTGCACCTCCGCCGACGCCACCGTTTAGGTTGCTGAGGTCGTTGAAGACGTCCTTGAATGCATTAAACGCTTTGTCTGCGCTTGTGTGCGACCAGCTTGTAGCGTCTCCAACTGCTTGTGCGGCGTTGTACCAGTTGCTTTCACTTTTGCTCCATGTGTTGTTGTGGTTCTGGCTTACTCCGAGAGCGCTTGCATTTGCGGCACTGCTGCTTGCGAGACCCATACTTGCCCCGCTGATAGTGCCTTGTGCGCCTCCTGGCGTGCTCGCACCGCCTTGTTGATATGCTAAGATAGGGTTGATGCCTGCTTTTCGCATATCTTCCACAGCTCGTTGATAAGCTGTATTGCTCATTTGCTCTTGCCAAGCTCTGTTTTTGGCTGCCTGCGCGCTGTTGTAGGACATCGCCGCGTTGTTACTTATCTGGTTATATACACCCTGAGTGATTGCCGCCATGGTGTTATAGCCCATTTGCTCGAACATGCTTTTACGGTTAAACTTCTGCTGGCTTTGCATATTGCTTTGAATTGCCCCTAGCATACTGTTCCAGTCTTGCAGATTTTGCTCTCGGTTTACGCCGCTGGCGGCGCTGCTGTATCCGCCTCCTTGGCTCGAACTCTCGTTGTGCTGACTGCTCCCTCCATTGCTTTCCATCAGATTCCCGCCTAGGAATTTGTTTATGAGTCCTCCGGCGATTGTTGGAAGTAGTTGTTTGCCGATTCCGAGTAGTGCGCTGCCGATT